GGCTTCGGTTTGCGCTCTTTGTCTGGCGCAGTTGTGTCGGTATTGCTGCCGATCAAGCCGGAGGCAAGGCCGATGACTTCGCCGACTTTTTCAGTTTTCGGGCGCAGATTGATTTTTTGCAGCAGCTCGGTGTTTTGGGCAATCTCGTCGTACATGGTCTGTACGGCGGTCGGAGAGATGGTGTAGCTGTTGCCGACTTCTTCTTTACTGATGCCTTGAGCGGCGGCAACCTCGGAAATCATCGCGGCAATGGCGAGACTCAATTTTTTTTGATTCATGATGCGCTTTCTGTGGTATTGGAGGGATGGGGGATTTTCGGTTTACTTACCAAGCAACGCGGTCGGCTGATTGGCTGCCGCTGTGTTCTTGGCGTTGGCCGGTATATGGCGTGGCTTCGATTTCGGCTTTGAATTTGTCAAACTCCGCGCGCAGGGCGTTGTATTCGTTTTGCTGGGCTTCGATTTTTTCGTCCAGTTTTTCGATTAATTGGGCGGCTTTGCCGAAACCGTCCCAGCCATCTTGCTTGAATTGCTGGCCGTCTTTTGGCTCGCTTGGTTGCTCCGGATTGATGGTGGGGGTTTCGGGCTTCTCCGGTTCTTTTTTGCCGAAGTATTTGGCAAAGAGGCGGCTGAAAATGCTTTCTGCGTGTTCTTCGGTCAGTGGTTTGGCTTGGTTTTCGGCTTGGTTGCTGTCTTGCGGCTTGGTCATGGCGATTTCCTGCGTTTCGGTTTGTCGGTAGGCGGTAAAGATTTTTTCTTCGGCTTTGGTCTTGGCGGCGGTGTAGTTTGCGGTCGTGCCAAGACTTGCCGGGGTGTCGGTAATGGCGAGGCCTGTCAGGTAGGCTTTTTTGGTGTCTGCAAAGCGCGGGGTAATCTCCATGCTCGTGTAGATTTTTTGGCCGCTGTCCCAAAGTTTCTGGAGACTCTCGGTAATATTCAGCTTGGCGAGCAGGGCGGTTTTGGTTTCGTCTTTTGCCCACGGCTCGGCTTTAAGCTCAATCACGTCGCCATAGCCGCCTGCGAAATCGGGGAACAGAAAATTCATGTGTTCGAGATTGATGCGCGCGCCGTAAATTTCGGGGTCGTATTGGTCGGCCATTTCTTGCAGCTCTTTGGCTGAAATGGTGCGGCCGTCTGCGGTTTCGCCGCTGACGCCGATGACGCGCCAATCGGTTTTTTTATAGGTCATGGGGATGTTCTCGCGTGTGGATGGGCATAGTTTGGCAAGCGATGGACGGTTTATCTATGCTTTGCGATTTTTGAGGATTTTTTTAAAAGGCGTTTGGGTTTAAGGCGGTCTGAAAATCATTGATTGTTTGGTTTTCAGACTTTTTTATTTTTTGAGAGATGACAAAAGAATCGTTAATCAAACCAAACGTCGATCCGCGCTTGATGGCGCGTGAGCTTTATTGGCAGGGCTGGCGGATTTCGGAGATTGCGCGGCATTTGGGATTAAAAGCGCCGGCAGTTTACTCGTGGAAGAGCCGCGATAATTGGGACGGCGGCAGTCCGGCGGTGCGCGTTGCTGCGTCTGCGGAAATGCGGCTGCATGTTTTGATTGCGCAGCCGAAGAAATCGGACGCGGACTATAAGGAAATGCGGCAGCTTTTTGCGCTGGTATCGGGCGGCAAGAAAGCCGACGCGCGTCAGCCTGAATTGAATGAGGTCGAGCAGGCGGCCGCGCCTGTGGTTTCAGACGGCCTGCCCTGGGATGTGCCGACTATCGACAAGCCGCCGCTCGAGCGTCGGGAGCGTGAGAATGTGCGCTCGGTAACGAAGCCTGCGCCGAATAGTTTCACGGCAGAGCAGGTCTTGCGCTTGCAGGAAATTTTCAGGGAGCAAATGTTCGAGTATCAGCGGATTTGGTTCAATCAAAAGGTACGTTTCCGCAATCTGCTCAAAAGTCGTCAGATCGGGGCGACGTTTTTCTTCGCTCGTGAGGCTTTTGTTGATGCGCTGACGACGGGTAAAAATAAGGTGTTTTTGTCGGCGTCAAAGGCGCAGGCGTTTCAATTCAAGCAGTATCAAATCGACATGGCGCAGATGGTGGGCGTTGAATTGAAAGGCGCTGATATTCGTTTGGGCAATGGCTCGGTCTTGTATTTTTTGGGGACTAATTCGCGCACGGCTCAAGGCCGACACGGCGACTTGTATGTTGACGAGTATTTCTGGATCCCCGATTTCAAAGAGTTGACGCGCTTGGCGAAGCCGATGGCGTCTCAAAGTCAGTATCGAATTACTTATTTCTCCACGCCCTCGGCGGTGTCCAATCCGGCTTATTCGTTTTGGACTGGGGAGCAATTCAATGAGGGGCGCGAAAAATCGGAGCATATCAAACTCGATGTCAGCCATGACGCGCTGGTTGACGGCCGCGCCTGCGAAGATGGGCAATGGCGGCAAATTGTGACGCTCGATGATGCGGAGCGTCGCGGCTGTAATTTGTTTGACCGCCAACAGCTCCTACTTGAAAACTCGCCGGCGGAATTTCGTCAGCTCTTTATGTGTGAGTTTGTCGAGGACGGCGACAATGTCTTTGACTTCACGGCATTGCAACGCTGCGCGGTCGATTCATGGGACGAGTGGGCGGAATTTTATAAACCGTTCGCGGCGCGGCCTGTTGGGAATCTGCCTGTTTGGTTGGGCTATGACCCGGCTGATTCAGGCGATGCGGCGGCTTTTGTGGCTGTCGTGCCGCCTCGTTTCGCTGGCGATAAGTTCCGAATTGTTGAGCGTCAGATGCTGCACGGCAATGATTTCCAAAGTCAGGCGGCATTTATTAAAAAGGCTTTCGAGCGGTACAACGTGCAGAAGGTTGTCATCGATAAAACTGGATTGGGTGCGGCCGTCTTCCAGATTGTGCAGGGATTCTATCCGCCTGTCGTCGGCGTCCAATACTCCATGCAGGAGAAATATTTGATGATTAATAAGATGCACGCGCTCATGCGTGAGCGACGCGTCGAGTGGGAGCTGGATTGGAAGGATTTCACGGCGGCCTTTATGAGTATTCGCACGGCTGTGACCGGCAGCGGCCGCAATGTGACTTATGTCAGCGGTCGGACGAAAGAGTTGAGCCATGCGGATGTCGCGTGGGCGGCGTTGCAGGTGTTCTACCAAGAGCCGCTCGACGGCTCGGCGGCGCGTGGTTCGGTTGATGTTTTTTAATGAGAGGTTTTATTTATGAGTAATGAGATTTTAAAAGAGGGTAAGTTTGACTGTGATGTCTTTTCGTTTGAGGACTACCAAGATGTTTACAGTCTTTTCGACTTTATCGGCTGCGTTGACAATGGGACGTGGTACGATCCGCCTGTCAATTTGTATGATGTCGAGCGTCTGCTGACCAAGGGGCTGCACCATGCGTCCGCTCTGCTTGCCAAGCTGAATATTCTTAAAGTCACTTTCAAACCGACGGAGTTTTTGAGCCGCTCGGAATTTGAAAAGCTGGCTTTTAATTATTTGGTTTTGGGCAATGGCTATCTTGAGATGCAGCGCAATCGATTGGGCAAGGTCGTCGGAATGAAAAGCCGCTTGGCTTTGTACATGCGCCGCGCGTCCAATTTAAAAGACTTTGTCTATTTGCGGAATAATTTTTTACAGTTGGACTACGAAGAAATCAAAGGCAGCGATGTGATTCATATCATGCAGCCGAATCTGAAACAGGAAATCTATGGCGTGCCGTATTATCTGGCGGCGATGGATTCGATTGATTTAAATTCGGCGGCTACTAAGTTCCGCGTCCGCTATTATAAGAATGGTTCACATGCCGGCTTTATTCTTTATTCGACTGACACGCAAATCGACGATAAGGGCTGGGATGCGGTCAAGTCGCAGCTCCGCCAGTCAAAAGGCGACGGCAATTTTAAAAATGTTTTGCTCCGCGCGCCGGGTGGAAATCCTGACGGCATTAAACTGATTCCGATTGCGGAGGTCGCGGCGAAGGACGAGTTTCTGAACATCAAAGCCGTGAGCGCTGAAGATATGATGGCGATTCATCGCGTACCGCCAGCGTTGATGGGTATTGTTCCGAAGTCTGCCGGTGGTCTTGGCGACGCGATGACGGTGGCAAAAGTGTTTGCGACGAATGAAGTCAAGCCGTTGCAGCAAAGTTTTATTGACGTCAATGAGCGGATCGGGCTTAAAGTCTTTGACTTCGACAGCTATCAGGTCGAAGAGCCAACGCCGAAATAAAATTAAACTCAAAAGAAAAGCTGAATCCATTTTTTT